TAGAATCATCGGTAAAAAGTTTACGTAGAAAAGTTGCGTAAAAAGTACTTGACAGTAAGTACTATAAACTGTATACTGTACAGGCTAACAAAGGCAAACGTAATCAATAGATTACACTAAAAAGTTAACACAGAGTTAACTTACTATTATAGGCTAATAAAGGAGATACATTATGGCATCTTTAGCAGATATCCGTGCTAAATTACAGGCACAAGAAACAAAGAGCACAAGCTCTAACATGGCGTCAGATAACGCCATCTTCGCTCACTGGAACATACCAGAGGGCACATCAGCAACACTTAGATTCTTACCAGACGCAGACGAGAACAATACTTTCTTTTGGAAAGAAAGACAAATGATTCGTTTGAGTTTTCCTGGTGTAAAGGGTCAAGACGAAACTAAACCAGTAACAGTACAGGTTCCGTGTGTGGAAATGTGGGGAGAACAATGCCCAGTTCATGCAGAAATCCGTCCTTGGTTTAAAGATACGACTATGGAAGATATGGGTCGTAAATATTGGAAAAAACGTTCATACATTTTCCAAGGTTTTGTAACTGCAAGTGATATGCAGGAAGACAGTCTTCCAGAAAATCCAATCAGACGATTTGTTATTTCACCTCAGATTTATAAAATTATCAGCTCAGCATTAATGGATCCTGAATTTCAGGAGATACCAACTGATTACGAAGCAGGTACTGATTTCACAGTTAAGAAATCTACCAAAGGTCAGTATGCTGATTATTCAACATCTAATTGGGCTCGTAGAGAACGTAGTCTAGATCAAGCAGAACGTGATGCTATTGCAAAACACGGTTTGTTTAATCTAAATGACTTCCTTCCTAAGAAGCCAGATGCAGAATCGCTAAACGCAATTTTTGAAATGTTTGAAGCGAGTGTTGATGGACAACTATATGATCCAGAACGTTTTGGTTCTTATTATCGTCCATATGGTGTAGATGCACCAAGTGGTAGTTCACCTAAGCCAGAAGCTAAGGTAGTTGAAACTACTGCTAGTACACCGCAACCAGCACCTCAACCGGCGCCAGTAGCACCCGTTGCTCCAACGCCAACGCCAGCACCAGCGGCACCAGTAGTTAACAAGGAACCAGAAATGGCAACTGCTACTGCGGCACCAGCAGGTGATGCACCAAGTGCTCAAGACATTTTAGCGGCTATTAGAAATAGAAAGCAGTAATTAAATCTAGAGTGTAGCTTCGGCTACACTCTTTTAACAAGGAGAAAAAACATATGGCAAAACCATTTGACGTAAGTAAATTCCGTAAGAGTATTACAAAGTCAGTTCCAGGTCTTTCAGTAGGCTTTAATGATCCTGACACTTGGATATCTACAGGAAATTATACATTAAATAAACTTATCAGTGATGACTTTCATAAAGGTATTCCACTTGGTAAGGTAACAGTACTTGCAGGAGAATCAGGTGCTGGTAAATCATTTATTGCGGCAGGAAATGTTGTAAAAAATGCACAAGACCAAGGCATATTTGTTATTCTAATTGATAGTGAGAATGCACTAGATGAGAAATGGCTACACGCCTTGGACGTAAATACAGATCCAGATAAACTACTAAAACTAAACATGAGTATGATTGATGATGTTGCTAAAACAGTTAGTGACTTTATGAGAGATTACAAAGCAGAATATGCTGAAAAGGAAAAAGAAGAAAGACCTAAGGTGTTGTTTGTTGTAGATAGTTTGGGTATGTTGTTAACACCAACAGATGTTGATCAGTTTCAAAAAGGTGATATGAAAGGTGACATGGGTCGTAAGCCTAAAGCACTAACATCACTTGTTAGAAATACTGTTAATATGTTTGGTGAATATAATGTTGGTATGTTGTGTACTAACCATACATATGCATCGCAAGATATGTTTGATCCAGATGATAAAATATCAGGTGGACAAGGCTTTATCTATGCAAGTAGTATTGTTATTGCAATGCGTAAACTCAAATTAAAAGTTGATGCAGACGGTAATAAGACCAGTGAAGTACATGGTATTAGAGCGGCCTGTAAAGTAATGAAAACAAGATATAGTAAACCATTTGAAAGTGTACAAGTAGAAATTCCTTATGAAACAGGAATGAGTCCATACAGTGGTTTAGTAGACTTCTTCGAAGGCAAAGGTGCCCTTAAAAAGACTGGAAACAGACTGGAATACACTAGTCCTGTTACAGGTGAAGTAGTAACAAAGTTCCGTAAAGCCTGGGCAAGTAATGAATCAGAACACCTAGCTCTAGTAATGGAAGAATGGAACAAACAGCCACAGGATGTGCAAGACGCACTTCCAGAACAAGAAGCACCCGAAGTAACAGAGGAGTAAAGATGAATATAACAGATGGAGACTTTGAATTATTGTTTAATCTGTATGATGAAGCTAAAGAATTTATTAGTGAAAAGGATAAACCTGAATTTGCTAATAAATTCGTTTATCATCTAGCTGACTATGGTTTTGAAATTAAAACTGCGGCAAAAGAAATAGCTGATCATTGTGATTACCTTGCAGATGCAATGGACGAATATATAGAGAACAACGATGATGATGAAGATCCGTATGATGATTATAGTGAAGGCTATAGTGATGATGAAGATGAGCAATATTAATTATGAGTGTATGGTATCGTAAAGTAACTGCAAATTTAAGCGAGATAGTTGAAACTATTTCTCATTTTGAGAAAGAAATTGATCAAGCTCGTTTTGAATGTGGAATGAAAGGCAATCTCGAAAAGCATAGTAGAGAGATGCCTGGTATTGTGGAGCATAGATTTAATCAGTTACAGGAAGTAGAAGCAATACTAGAGTTTCTCAATACTGAAATGAGAAAACTACGTGCTAAAACGTTCAGAAAATACTTGGAAAATTATAATAAAGCATTAAGCAGTAGAGATGCAGAAAAGTATGTGGATGGAGAACAAGAAGTGGTTGATTTGCAGTACCTAATCAATGATTTTAGTTTAGTACGTAATCGATACATAGGAATTATTAAGGCTTTAGAAGCTAAAGGATTTCAAATAAACAACATAGTTAAGCTAAGAGCGGCTGGTTTAGAAGATATTTCGTTATAACGCCATATTATTGGTTGACAAAAATTTTTTTAAGCCGTATAATTAACGTATAGATTGTAAAAACCAACAGGGCGGACATCCCAAACACAGGAGCAAACTATGCCAAAAAATTTATTTAATAATATCACTACATTAGATGTGATGTGTGCTTCTGTTGAAGTATACAAGTCACAAGGATTCATTAAAAGTGGACATGGTTATACAGATACTGATCATGCGAGTGGTGAACCAGTAAAAATAGATGATAATAAAACTATGATGTTATCTCTATTAAAAGCAAAAGATGCTGGTAAAACAAATTTCACAACAGAAACTGTAGAAGAAGCTAATAATCTAATTAATAGTATTAATGGTAAATTAATGCTAAAAAAGATGACAAATACTCTTAACAATTTTGAGAGCAATGTTGTTAAAGCATTATCAGAAGCTGACGTGAATAAGTTTTCAATAAGCATTATTGCAAGTTTACCACATAGTGTTAGTATTGACAAAAAACGTGAAGTTATTGCAGATCGTATGTCAAGTCTAAAACACAGTAGCCAATATTTTGGTGAAAAAGGTAAACGTTTTGATATTGATGTAGAAGTACTTGATGTTAAATTTATTCAAACTAGTAATGTCTATATGATTTCTACTTGTTATGCAGAAAAAGATATTGTTAAGTTTTGGTGGAGAGATCAACCAGATATTAGTGATATTATTGCTAACAAAACTATTAAGATTCGTGCTACAGTTAACAAGCATGAACTATCTAAATATACAGGTGCTAAAGAAACTATGGTAAACCGTGTTAAAATTTTAAGTATTGCATAATGGTTGATATACTTATAAAATCTGTTGTAGGTGGATTACTAATTGGTATAGTAAGTACATTAGCACAAAAGAATCCAACAGCCGGTGCATTTATAATGGGAATACCATTGGTAAGTTTTATTACATTGGTAATTATGCATTATAGTGGAGTAGATTTTCAAACTTTAAAAACATTTAGTTATCAAACCGTATACTTCGTATTGGTAAGCCTAGTTTTCTTTCCTTTATTCATTTGGTTTTATCCAGGTGGATTTTGGGTAGCACTTATTTCTAGTGCAACAGGTGTTGGTATAATGATGGCAATCCTAGCAAAAATAATTGCTTGACATATTTCGCATTTTATTATATAGTAATAGTTAATTTAATTTATTAAATTAATTTAATAAAAACAAGGGAGAAATAAAATGGCAAGATCAAATGCAAAAGGTGCTACTTTCTTTTCAGAAGGTACACAAAATCAAAGAATCCTAGCTAATTTCTGGGGTACAGGAAGTACGTTCACAATGAACGATCTAAGAAATGACTTAGATATTGCTTCTCCAGCGGCAAGGTTACTTGAGCTAAAAGAAGCTGGCTTTAACGTAAAAGCTAAAGCAGTTGATTCAGGCGCAGTAGGCAGACCTGAGATGGAATATTCAATTCCAAGAAGAAGAGTAGTAGCATAATTAAGTTACTAACA